CCACGGGCAATGCCAATGTTGGTAATCTTGGAACAGCAGGACTAATAGTGGCAACTGGCAACATCACCGGTGGAAATCTTGTTACCGGCGCACAGGTAGTGGCCACAGGAAATATCACAGGTGGTAATTTAGTCACAGCAGGACAAGTATCAGCCACAGGCAATATCAGCGGATCCACCCTAACCGCCAGTGGTAATGTCGTAGTTCAATCAAGGCAACAAGTCAAATTTTATGACACTGATAACAGTAATTTCATTTCGTTCCGGGCACCAAATGCACTCACAGGCGACTATCTTTTAACACTACCAACAGGATACGGAAATGCAGATCAAGTCCTTAGTACCAACGGCGCCGGTGGCCTAGCCTGGGTAGATCAAACCGGTGGTGGCGGTGGAAGTTCAGCAACAAGCTATCCAAACAGCACAGTGAGTCCTGTTCCAGGATCTACTGGAAACTTTGATCTTTCCTATAATTTTGTTCAAACTTCACAAGAAGTACCATTTGAATCGTCAGCAACAGACGCTTTTGGAGTAAATCTTGGTGAAGTTTACAGCATGATGGATCCAGGAGGCGAAGTTTTAGAGCCCGTAGATTTGGGTGTGCTAACCTAATAAATAAAGAAACAGGAGAACTAGATGCCAACCGTTTTACAGTTCCGCAGGGGAACCACATCTCAAAATAACTCTTTTACTGGATCAGCCGGAGAACTCAGTATTGACACCGATCTGGACGTAATTAGAGTTCATGACGGATCAACCCCTGGAGGATTTGCACAGGTTGGCGCAACAGCAACACAAACGCTGACCAATAAAACATTGAGCAGTGCGATAATAACCGGCACACTTACTGCCAACGGAGGAGTAGGAAGTTCGGGACAATATCTTGAATCTACTGCCACAGGGGTCAGATGGAGTACCGTAGACGCAACACAAATATTCAGCGGTACTACCAGCATGGCTATTCTAAGCTCGGGGGGAAATATCCGTGCCAATGTGGGCGGGGCTACTATTGCTACTATTTGGTCCGGAGGCATCAACAATGGTCAGGCCAATGGCGTGGGTAACATTGGAACCTCTACTAGTTATTGGAATACAGTTTTTGCCAAAGCTACATCAGCTCAATATGCCGACGTGGCCGAGAGATATCTAGCCGATGCTGATTATCCAGTTGGTACAGTTCTAATCATTGGTGGCGATAAAGAAGTCACACAGAGTAATATGGTTGGACAAACTTCAATTGCCGGCACAGTATCTGAAAATCCTGGGGTGTTAATGAATCGTGGGTTGGAAGGCGAGCATGTAGTTGCAGTAGCATTGTTAGGTCGTGTTCCTTGTCGAGTAATTGGCCCAGTGAACAAAGGTGACCTATTGATGAGCAGTGAAATATCTGGTGTGGCCTGCAGGATGGAAAACTATGCCCCGGGATGTGTGATAGGAAAGGCCTTAGAAAACTATCAAACTGAAACAGAAGGAACCATTGAAATCATGGTAGGAAGATTATGATCAACAAAGAACAATATAGAGCAAACTACGATGGTGAGTTTGTCATCACCAAAATCATCTATAGAGATGGTCAAAAGATCACAGAAAAAGAATATATCGAAAATCCCATAACCAATCAACATATCTCTGGACGTGCAGTTGTGATTGGCGCTGGACATAGCCTAAGACAAGATGTAGTAACTGCTATTTCCAATCACGGCGGTGGACTGCTGGGACAGAAAAAATTACAGACCTATGGCTGTGAAGGCACTTGGAAAAAAATGCATTTGGATTTTTGCGTTGAATATGACATCCCAACGCTCAATGAAATCATTGCATCTAAGTATAGTGAAAAGTCAGTGGTGTATACTTTGACTACTAACTGTTTGAAAATGCCTGGAGAGTTTTATCTTATTCCCTACTGTCTCAGACTAGCGCCACCAGCCGCTGCCGCATATCTTGCCGCGTTTGATGGGCACAACGAAGTTTTCTTGTTAGGTGTAGATGGTACCACCACGGAACATCATATTGATCACAAACACATAATTGACATCAAGCAAGTATTACAAGCATATCCCAACACTAAGTTTTACTTTGTTACTGATCATGCCGCACCACATGATGAATGGCGTGCATTTAAGAATGCAGAAGTTTTAGATTACAGACAATTTGTGCTTCACTGTGATGTTTGATACTGTTGTTGTACAGTAATCATTTTTTGTTTTACTTCTTCAAAGTTTACGGTTGACCACAGCCCAGGATGTAATGGTTTGGGCCACGTGGTGGAATCAATCCAGGCCCACCCATGATGCTCGTCATTGAGTATGGGTGTAAATTCTTGGGCCACACTGCAAAAAAATGTGTGGTAAGAAAAATTTCCGTCTACACTGGTAAATTTTTCTATGGGAACTAGCTTTATTTCGTTGGGCCAAAATCCCAGTTCTTCAATACATTCTCGACGAATAGTTTCCATCAGTGTTTCGTCACGATGACATTTGCCTCCGGGCAATCCCCAAGTACCTGGGTGTCGATCATCATTTCTCAAGAGATAGAGATATCGATTGGTAGTTACTGAGTAGAACCAAACACCAACTGCGTTCAAAGCACTAGACTCCAAGATCCTTCTGGGTAAAGACCTTGATAGCTCTTTAGCCATTGAGAATCAGCCCAACGATACTGAATACCGGTTGTGAGATTGGTTACATATTGTACATTACTGAGATTAGTAGCCAAAAATGATATATTCCACTTTTCACCATCATACTCAATAATATCGTTGGCGCTGGCATGCAAGATCTCGCCATTGACTCCAGTCCAGGCTGCCGCGCCACTGCTGTAATCTTCCGCACCAGTGTCGTTGACCAACAAATAACGCTGACCAATGGAAGCAGGATCTAGGCCAGCACCAGGGCCGTTGCGTTGAGGGTCTACTATGGCAGTCACAGGATTTAAAGTATTTTGTGGTAAAGTATCAGTGTCCACAGTAAACAACAAGAATCTATCGTCACTGGGGTGATAGGCCACTGTACCTACTATTATAGTATCATCAAATGGATTGTCAAGTCTTACTTGACTGATACCGTTTTGCAAGTCACCAAACATATTGACCACAGCATGCCACATCACATTGCTGGGAGGAGATGTGTCGGGGTCAATGGTTCCTTCACCAGGGACCACAGCACTGGGCTGTAGTACCTGTAGCTGGTTTCCAATCAACAACACTTGATAATTGTAAGGAGTGAACTTTTGTCTAGTGCCCAATAAGAGATCGTTGTTGGTTATTGATTCACGCAAGTCGCCTTGGGCATCGTACATGGAAGCAATGATTTTTTGAACCACACCCAGCTTCTTGACTTTGGCCGGTGGTGATATCCAAATTGGCAAAGTAAAACTCAAACTGGCTATGTCGATAGGATCTTCTGTGCCCATCGGAATGCTTCTCGAAGTCCAAGTCACAGACTCTAGTTCGCATACACTCAAACTGGTCCAGTCTAGATAGTTGTCTGTGCTTTGTATTTCCAGTGCTGGATTAAACAAGGTCAATATTTGTTCCAGTATCTGTAGCTTCTGATTGGTATTGGATGTCCAAATGTCCAATCGTACAGTCAGATTAAACGGCACAGGCATCAATCGTTCTACAGTAAATGCATTGCCCTGTGTGGTTTCGTAGGTTTCTGTTTCTTGATCGTAGTAGCGTTGACGCACATTTTGTTTGTCAACGAAGTAAGGTTCCTGTACACGATCTCTAGCATATTCAAGTTCTGTTATGTAAAAAGTCATCAACGGAGTTGACGGCAGTGTGCTGGCTGAATTGTTTTGTAGCACAGTTTGTGCTTGTCTACTGGCATCACCGTAACGTATAGGAACACGCAGTAACGCCACTGTTCCTTCGGCATCCTTGCCATACTCTACTTGGAAGTTTGAAAAAATCCTTGTGAATTGCAACAAGAATCTACGTATTTGTTCATCATAAAAGAATTGTTGCATAGTTTAGCTCGATGGTTGTCCAGGTTGTGTAGGCGGATAAGGATGTGCTGGTTTGTCGCCGCCGTCATTGCCGTTGTCGGCCAAGGGTTTGAGTATTTCGCTGAGACTCTGGCGACTTGGAATGTTACCTTGATCTGCTGTAGATGTAGTATATGTATTGTTGACAAAGCTACTACGCAAAGTATTGTTGCTGGTTCCTGGAGTGAGATTGGTTCGCACATTGTCTTCGATTTTAAGCCAGGTGCGGCCATTGTAACGGAAGAGACGATTTGGAAAATAATCTAATCTCAGGGCATAATCACCATCATTGGGATTTGGAGGGAAGCTGATTCCTGGAGTAACAGGCAATCCATTGGGTGCGATTCCATCTCCTGTGAGATAGCCCATGGTGTACCCATTGCTACGAGGCGTTTGTGGTTCTCCATCAACATTGATATTGGTGCTGTCAACATCAATGTAGGTGTTGTCAACTGTGGTGGCATACGGGTCACCAGGCGTTCCATCGAGATTTGTGGGAACAATATAAAATCTAACAGTGTCGTAGCCACTGAGCGGAACTTCAAACTCTGCCTGTGTGAGTATGGCATCATTGAGTTCATAGTCTTTGGTTCGTGTTCCAATGCTTTCTTGTATGCTGGCTGGTGTGTAAGTTTCCCAATAGTTGGTATCAGTTATAGGAGTTCCAACAGGAACATTGGTTTTGGCACGAT